GGCACACGCACAATGCTTGTGCACCTCGAAAACGATTGCTCTTTTAGGGCAATCGCGTTTCGACAAGGGCAGTCGCATTCACTGCTGTCGCGGCACCCGCCGCGCCATCATTGAACAGCGACCCGACCATCACCAACATTTCGACAATTTCTGTCGTGGTGATGTTCTGATTGTCCTTCGGTATCGAGATGGATACCTGGACCTGACCGGTGGCAAGACGCCCCGTGTCGGTGTTCCGATCCGTCCGATACATCCTTATCAGCATCTTGTCGTTCATGGTGGACGACGGAGCTGACAGCTGGCGCGTAATCTCGAGACCGAATGGTTGCGAGGCCGCGCGGCCGGAGACGAGGTATTTCGCCCCGTACTCCGAGGAAGTGACAATCCCGAAGGCCACCGTACTGGTGGAATCCTTCTTAAGGGTCAAGGTTGAGCTGGGCATAGAAGCCCCCTTTCATGGATAAATAAGGTTCATTGATTATCTCAGAAACCGCTGCAATATTAAAGCGACCCCTGAGATGGTCTGAGTGACCGAAAGTCCGTGATTGGTGAAAATAGATGTTGACGTAGCGGGAGGTAAACCAGCAAAACGGGAGTAGTGGACGTAGGATCCGGGTGATTCAGAGCGACAAAATCTCGCTCCTACACACTCGTAAGCCGGGTTCCAGATGCTCCAGTCACACCAGCTCGGAGGCTTAAGTTTCACCTCAGAGTGGTACTCGCACGCGAACTTCTTCGAGTACGAGATGTTGGTTATGTCGGCCGCTCCTAGGCGCAGTGAGGACATGTACGTATCCAATCCCTTCATATTGATGAACCAATCAACAACGAAGGAATAGGGCGTCATTTCCCACAGCGTCGAAAGAATATCGGGTGCAGTGAGTCCATATGCGTGAAGCATCTTAAAGGACTTTTGCAACCAGTTCAACTGTCGGTATTGCTGTCGACAGCTGACGCGATAGGTAACGGAACCCGTCGGTAAAATCCGACACCAGAGACCCCAAGGGCCTCCGTATGGGTAACTACCGTTCCAATCGCTATTCCATAGGCTTTCCCCGTAAACGGGGTAGTCAACATCAAGACGAGCATTCAGCTGTTCTCCAGCTGAGTAGCGCTCGGTCAGTGAGGAGAGCTTCGAGACTACGGAAGGTGTCCATACCTTCGCTGTTGTCGTAGCAAACGACTTCAGATCCTGGTAGAGAG